CCTTTTGGCTGTGAACATCAGTATGGTAATGTGGGGCAGTCTGCAGAGCTTATATACTTCCCGGAAGGACCCTCTTCCGGTCAGATAGATATCACCTTGAAGCGCCAACCGGACTCCCTTAATTATCCCGGCCTTAATTGGAACATTGCGCTGGGAGGGATCAATGGCGCGGGAAGCTATGGCCCTTGGGCCTCCTGGGAGGACAAGCTGTCGGGGAGGACTCTTATATCCACCCCCACCCTGAACCTGAAGTCTGCAATTAGCGTCAACCCATATTTGACTTGGCTCCCTGGGTCCGCGGTAACAGCGGAATGCAAGTGGGTACATCTGGGTCCTGTCCGGGACGTTGGTTTGGTAACACTGGCAAACTACTTGCCGAAAGACACAGTATCCGTAGCATCTGAGACATACATCGTGTTCCCCAAGGTGCGACGAGGTACTTCTTCGACCCGTAACAGTCACCCCTCTATAACTGTGGCAACTAGCTATTGGTCTATCGCGGGGAGTCAGACTATAAAATCTGGAGTTGCAGATACTGGATTTGAAGGCTACGCATACCGGATTTCTTGATACCTAATACTGGAGAGCAAAAATGGCAACCATAATTTCGACCACAGAGCCCATAGTACGAGAGGCTATGGAAGCGGACGCCCTGTCACAAGGCTTTACAGTTCTGTCCATTCCGAGAACCTCCATAACTGTAGGCGCGCCTGCCTTCTTGCCCTCATACACTAACTTTCCCATAAGTTCTGTGGGTACGCTACGTGCCGTAGAGGCCATCCTGGCCAGCGGTCGATCCAGCCGGATACAATACGCCAGCACTACGGTTCTCCCCGAGAACACCTTTCTAGATGGCAGTCGGTATGGGGACAAATACTTTGAGAAGGTTCACTCCTTCCCCAGCTCGGTTGAGCTAGGGCTGATTCTGTCCTCTGTCAGTACCCATTTCCAGATTGTAAACGCGTACCGACATGAAGACAATGACCTACTGTCCCTCGAAGTGACGGGCCTAGGCCACGAAGGAACCATTATATCTTTTGGTAGGACTGGAGGCACCATACCCGATGTTCTCCCCCTCCCCCTGACTCAACTGAGAAGCTTGGGGTTTGACTATGTAGTTCCTGGAGATGGTGATAGTCTACTTAACTTTGACATCACTCCTGGACTAACCTCTCATTCCACCTCCGCCATAACTACAACGGGGGCTCGTACTGTCCTGTTTCCTTTTATCCCCCAGAGGGGAGTTACGGAGAACATCGAGTTCCTAACTAAGGTACTGTCTTCTAAAGACGGAACGGAGACCCGGTCTTCCGAGCGAAGCCAGCCCCGCCAGTCTTTCAACATGAACTACATGTTGGACCAGAGTGACCCAAAAATGTTCCAGACCGCTCAGGCTCTGTTGATTGGGAAAGCGGGCGTCCCCGTTGGTGTTGGGTTGTGGCACCAGACCCGTAAGCTGTCCTCTGACCTCGACATAGGGGACATTGTGGTTCAGGTGGACACCACCAACATTGACTTCCGAGTTGGAGACGCCGCCGTTATCTGGCGAGACTGGGACATGAATGAGACTGTAACAGTCGAAGAGATAACTGACACCTCTATAACTCTGGTATCCCCCGTCACTAAGGTTGGATTTGCAGAGGACACCTACATAGTACCTGTCCAGATATGCACCTCTGAGGGCAACCCGTCATTCTCCAGATGGAGAAACAATGTATCCGAGTTCCAAGTAGCTTGGTCATCAAACCAGTACTCAGCGGACTTGGAAGACCACACTGCCCTGTACCCCACAACATTCCAAGGGGAACCTGTCTTTGACGATGACCACCTAATGGGTAAGTCCTTGAGTGAGTCCCTGAACTCGCAGACCCATACTATAGATGGGGGAACTGGTATCAAGAGGTATATCAAGGATGGAGTTGTAACTAACGCTACCCAGAAGATATGGGACACGGACAACATGGAGCAAGCCATGGCTGTACGTAAGTTCTTTTACTGGGCGCGAGGAATGCAGAAATCCTTCTGGTACCCCACCAACCGACGCGACCTCTCCCCAGTGGATGGCCAAGCCCTGGGATCTGGAGATAACGCCATGGTAGTAGAAGGTACAGGATATGCTACTGACATCTTCCCCGATGGGGGCCCGTACAATAATGTCCGTATAACTTTGAACGATGGGACCACTCTGTACCGTACCGTGGTATCCGCCCAGAACAACTTCAGTGCAGGAACGGACACCATAGAATTTAGTGAAGTGTTTGGACAAGAGATACCAGACGGATCTATATCTGAGGTATGCTTCCTCATGCACGCTAGAATGTCAGGCGATACCGTTAAGCTTGTACACTCAGGCCAAGGCACGCTTACTACTTCTCAAATGCTTGTAGGAGTTAAACAATAATGTCGTATAATACTCAAGAAGAATCGACTCAGGGCTCTCAGCCCATAGAGTTGTATAGTTTCACTCAGGCTTTCGGGTCTGCGGAGTTCAACTACACATCATCGACCAACACTGTCGAGTATTCAGGTAAGACTTTCTTCCCCGAATCCATTCACCGCTCTTCCCCCAGGATAAGTGGGAAGTCCAGTAGTGGTAAGATAACTCTCAAGGTGCCACAGAACAACCCCTTTGCTAGTAGGTACCTTAGTGACCAGCCCCCTCTCCCGGACTCCTTGATAATCTACCGGTTCCACGAAACTGACGTTGAGGGGGCCGAACCTGAGGTACAAGTCTTCTTTGCGGGCGAGGTAAATTCTGTATCCTTCACGGACTACGTCGCAAAGATCAGCCTATCTACACTAGCAGAGCGCCTAGAGCGATCGGTCCCCAAGCGTACTTTCGCATGGTCCTGTGGGCACGTATTGTTTGACGCCGGATGCCAAGTATCCAAAGAAGCTTTCCGGTCCGACGTACTGGTAACCTCTGTAAGCATAGATGGCAGAGTACTGGGCGTATCCTCCGATCCTGCCTGGACTGGGGATTCCTTTGCTACACGGCTGGCGGGAGACCCAGACTTCTTTAATGGGGGCCTTGCCTCCCTATCGACGCCTTCCGGATCACATCACAGGACCATACAAGGTTATGCGGAAAACACTAGCACGATTACCCTGTCCGTCCCCGTGGAGCAAGTGTCCGTAGGAAACACTCTTAAGCTATACGTAGGATGCAACCACGCTGTGCAGACATGCCAGAGCAAGTTTGACAATGTGAGGAACTACGGAGGGTTCCCCTTCGTGCCCACTACCAACCCCTTCTCCGAAGGTATCATAACCGCAGGCTAAAAAGGACAACCCCCATGAATATTCTAAAAGCCATAGCCAGGAATGGAAGCTGGATCTCCATCACACTGATGACAGTAGGCTTCCTAGTCTTGGTCCCCCATCAGCCGGAGCTGGCCCCCAAGCAGAACGTAGCCTTCTCTTTCTTCGTACAGCTACTGGTCTCCGCAGCGCTATTCGTTGTGGCCCAGCTGCTGATGCCTACACCACAAGTTGAGAACGCCAAACGGGGAGGGATAGATGACTTCTCCTTCCCTACCAACCAAGAGGAAAGATCCATCCCTGTAAGCTATGGGACTAACCGGATCACCGGCCCCAACATGACATGGTACGGCGCTCTGGTTGCGGACCCCATCACTGAGAAGATAGGTGGTTTGTTCGATAAGAAGAAAGTAATCATAGGATGGAGGTACTATCTTGCCTTCGATCTGGCGGTATGCTATGGGCAGATAGACGCCATCACCGAAGTACGGGTAACCAATAAGGCTATCTTGACTGCAGGCGGGGTCCTACCCAATGGGGACGTAGTTCCTACCACAGGCTGGTCTGAGGACAACTCTGTGTTTACCATCGATCGCCCCGACTTCTACGGGGGCTCTAAGAAAGGTGGAGGCTTAGCTGGTATCCTTCGAATGTACAATGGGTCCACTGTTGGGCACATTAATGAATTCGCAGCCACTGACATTGGTGAAGACTCTAAGTATCTACCGGGATACCCCGGAATATGCCGAATTGTATGGGAAGGTGGAGCGGTACCCGAGCCCACGGGCGACGTCGGCCCCATCGGTCTGGGCGGCGCGGATAACGCCAAGCTGCTAGACGGACGTGGTGGGTACGTGGGGGAAAGAACCTCCATTGGCAAGTGGGACCTGACGGTCCACTCCTACCCCAACCCTCTGGCACTGACTGGGGACAAGCACATAATCAACCCCGTATCCCCTACAGGCCAAGGAGACGCGAACCCTATCAACTGCCTGTACGACATCCTGACCCACTCCTCTTATGGGGTAGGCATCCCCACTGACCGATTCGACATAGCGTCATTCATCACTGCAGCAGAGACTTGCTACGCAGAGGGACTGGGTTTCAGTTTCCTCATGCAGTCTGAGCAAACAGCCAAACAGGTTGTGGATCTGATGCTTGACCATGTTGGTGGAGTCATGTTCCAGAACTCTGATGGGGATTTTTCTATCAAGCTGGTAAGGGACGACTACGCCCTTTTGGATCAGAAGCTTTTCGACCCGTCCAACACCGTGAAGATCACGAGCGTGGCGAAGACCTCTTGGTCCCAGACCTCTAACTCCTCCAGTGTGGAGTACGTGGACTGGCAGTCGGACTTCAAGTCCACTAACGCTCTAGCTTACGATCTCGGGAACATTGAGACCCTGGGCGGCGTGCAGAACCAGACTAAAAAGAAGTTCCCGGGATGCCGCAACGCGAGCACCGCCGCCACCCTGGCCGCGCGTACCCTCACAGAGGTGTCCTCCCCCTTGGTAGCTGTAACCCTAGAAGTGAATCGCGATGGGGCGGATGTTAACCCAGGCGACGTGGTTCGTATCACGGATCCGGACTTTGAGCTGGACAATACGGCCGTTCGGGTGACTGAGGTTACCCGTGGTAACGCGGACAACAGCAAAATAACTATACAGGGCGTTGAGGACATCTTCGCCTTCCCGACCGCAGTTAACTTCACGGGAGGCCAGTCTACCCTGCATGATGGGGATGTTGCCGCGCCTGTTGCTGCCACAACAACCCTACGAGGCATGACATGGTATGAGCGGTGTCGCTTCGGCGGCGGCTCAGATACGAACTTCTACACAGTTGGTAACCGGGACAACACTCGGACACCCGTCCATGAAGTAGTGGCAAATGACAGAAACAGTAGGTCTTTCGAGATCCTTCGATATGACTCCGTTGCCCAGATCTGGACACTAGACAGTGGATATATACCGGTTACGCAGTCCCTCGAAATGGACAACGTCACAAATCAATACAAGAACCCACTTCGAAAAGAGTCCGACATATACGTGGCGGACGGTGGGCCCTCCATCGACCATGAGGTTCCCATCTGGGCAACGAATACCGCATACGTCCTTGGGGATATAACCAGAGACGCAGCGGGTAGTAGCTTGCGTATCGTTACCACTGTAGGAACTGGCGGCGTGTCAGGTGACACGGCGCCCTCTAACACCCTTATCGCTGAAGGCCAAGAGTGGGACAACAGCGTAGTCGGCGTTGGGTATGGGTGGACTGTCAGCAAGGAAGTCGCTGACGTCCGGTCTACAACTCCGGCTATCTCCCTGTACCTTAACGGGCAGAGTAGCTTCTTCACAGAGCAGAGCGCCCAGGATATCCAAAGCACTGGAGCAGGCCTGATTAAGATCAACGACGAGTTCATGGCGTATGAGTCAGTAGCCTATCTGGTTACTTCGGACGAGGAGAACCTTCAGCCAGACTGGACACAGACCGAAGTGGACAGGGATCTGAATGGGGTAGCCTACATCTCAGGCAAGGTTGCGGTTGGCCTTAATGGCATCCATCGCGGCCTACTGGACTCAGACATTGTCGAGCATCCCGTGGGGTCCTCCGTAGTCTTTGTTAACCCCGCGGATCCTGCCACCAACGTAACTGATGACGAACTCATAGATGGCCACCAAGGGGAGACATTCAAGCACCTCACGTCTGGCGCATTTGGAAGACTGCAGGAGGTCTCGGCCCCCTCTACCTCCATATCCGCAACGGAGATGAATCGCTTCTCTTACCCAGTACGCGTCATCAATGCGGGAGTCAATGGGCAAAGGGGCGAAGCGGGTCATGGCCCTTACGCTCAAGACGGCGAACCAGGACTTTGGGTAGGTAATGGGTCGGTGCAGGCTTACTTCTGTAACCAGTACCAGTTCCCTAACATGCCCTCGGACTACGCTGAGATCTTGCTCCAGTCCTCAACTGGGTTCTACAACAATGACACCAAGAGCTTTCTGGCCACCTACAACCTGCAGTTCTTTGTTGAGTCCTACCCCGGATCGGGGTACAGCAGCGTCAAGACTGATACAGGAACCTTCCATGGCTCTACGTCTTTCACTACTCTGTCAAGGACTGAGATCGCGACTGCACTGAATTGGACAGGGTGGCAATCTGAAGCCAGCAATCCCTATAATTCTCTGACGTGCAAGGGATACTTCACAGTCTCTACTAACCAACCCAACGCTTGGTCCGGCAAGGAGGCTGCTATATGGGCTCCTGACCCCAGCGCGGGGTTCCAATACCCAGCCGCATCATTGACCAGTCGGTACGTCGTACGACGGGACTTCCGATGCGTAGCTCCAAACAATGTCAATGGCACTCCCGTGGAAGATCTCCCCGGGGTCCAGGACATCATTGACGCAGGGGATCAGTTCCCTGTGTAGCGGACACCCCGGGGTCCTTGTGGCCCCGGGTAACCCTGCCCCTCATTATATCTCCGATGAGGGGTGC